AGCCACGTCCACAGATCGAATGCCGCATCCCGCTCAGCAGCCAACTGGCTACCGAGCTGGATGATCGCTGTGCGTGCGTCCATCACGCCAGCAGCTTGACGATGTCGATCTGCTCGAAGTGGTTGGCCGCGTTTTCCGGACGGAACACGTACGCCTTACCACCTTCGATCTTGTCGTCGGCGTCCGAGTACAGGATCGGGGTTTCACCCGGCTTGACACCCGCGAACAGGTCTGCCACGGACGGCAGCGAGTCGAGGTATTCGACGTACGGCGGCAGCAGCTTCGACAGGCGGTTGCTGTTCGAGGCGGCAGTCGTCGTGCCCACGCCGAAGCCCACGTCCATGTACACCAGCTTGCGTTCCTTGACGTCCACGTACGCGACGAACTTCGTCAACGACTTGCCCTTCAGCGGGAACACCATCTGGGCGCGCGACGGCTCGTACAGGTTGCCCTGTTCGGCATCTTCGCCCCATTGCAGCGTGCCCATCACGTCGTAGTCCGCGAACTCGATGCGCGAGAAGGCGAGGATGTTCCACACCGCGTAGCGCACGCCGTTCGCAGCCAGCTTGTCGAGGTACAGGTCGATCATCTGGCAGGCACGGCCCTTCAGATCCTTCGAGTTCGTCGGATCGCCAGAGAACACCGCACCCACTTCGGACGACTGGTTCGGCTGACGATAGTACGAGTAGCCGTACGGGAACGAGTACGCCGACCAGCAGCAGGCACCCAGCGGGGACCAGTTCTCGTCGAAGAAGTTCCAGCCGTTGTCGAACCACGTATTCCACGACGAGTTCGGGGACTTGCCCGTCTTCGCCCAGTACGACGCCGAGCGCAGGAAGTTCACGTTCGCCGGGATCTCGAACACCGTGCCACGCCCGTACGGGGCCAGCTCTTGGTCGTTCGATTGCAGCTTGATGTCCATCGTCTGGAAATCCAGCTTCACGCCATTCGGGAACGCATTGTTCATGCGCTGCGCCACGAGCCCTTGCAGGTACGAGCGCACCTTCACCACGACTTCGGTCGGGATCTTCGTGCGGTCGTTGTCGAGGAACTGCATCTTGCCCCAGTTGCCCTTCGGCGCGATGGCCAACTGCTTGCGCGTGTTGATCGTGCGCAAGTAGCCATCCAGCTTCACGAGCTGGGACACGGACAGCTTGTCGGCCACCGCGAGGAAGCCGTCGATCACGAACGGGTCGTAGTTGAATACGCGGGCCACTTCATGGAAGCGGCGCACGAACACACCCGGACGCTGCGACAGCAGGCGCACGACTTCGGTCATCGGGTCGATCTGGTCCGTCCCGTTCTCGGTCTTGCGACCTTGCACGGCGAGCGAGGCCAGCTGTTCGGCCAGTGCCTTGTTGCCCAACGAGCGGGTCTTCTTGCGCTTGATCGGACGCACGGACGCCAGCAGCGTTTCAACGCTGGAATTGAACGTCGTGTAGTCGTCCGTGTACAGCGTGTTGTACCCGGCTTGCACACGCGGTGCATCGAAGTCGCCCGGATGCAGGCGCATCAGCAGCTTCTTCCACGCGTCGGCGCGGGCCGCAAAATCGTCTTCGAGGTTCTTCGAGTTCTCCAGCACGTTCACCAGCAGCTTGCGCAGCGGGCGGTTGAACGACTTGAACTTCGTGCGGATGCGCAGGCCCGCATCGCCACCGGACAGCACGGACGCCAGACGCAGCACGTCGGTCGCATCCGGGATCGTGGCCGAGAAACGGTCCCCGAGCTGGTTGCTCACGTATCCGATCAGCTCGATGCCGTTTTCCTTGAAGCCGAAATCGCTCAGGTGCAGATGCACCTTGACGTTCTCGTCTTCCGCGCCCACGAGGGACAGGTACTTGGCATGGTCACGCTGGTCGTCGGTCCATCGCGCCTTGTTGGCCTTCAGTTGACCGTAGATCACGTCGAACACGTTGGCCGGGGCGAGTTGCAGCACCTTCAGCTTCAGGTCTTCGCGCAGCGGCTTGCGTTCTTGTTCCGGCTGCGTGAAGTACTCGTTGTCGAAGCCGATGTACATGCAGATCTGGGAGAACCAGTACTGCGCGCCCGACATGTCGAGCACTTCCTTCGGGAAGTTCTTGTACACGACGAAATCGTCCATCTTCTTGCTCGCGCCCGACACAACGTCGAGGGCAGGCTTGATGAACTGGTCGTACGCGGTATACAACTCGTCGTGCGACATCTGCATCAGGCGTTCCAGTGCCTTGGCGTTCGGCGTGTAGCCGTAGTACGCCATGTTGGCAACGACCGTGGCCACGCTCGGGCTGAACTGCGGGGACTTGAAGGCACCCGTGAGTTCCGGTAGTTGCAGGAAGCCGTTCTTGATGAGGATTTCGTGGGTCTTCGACATGATGTTAAAGGACGGAAATTACCAGAGGATATTCATCACCGTTGAAAGTAGAAGGAACCTCTGATTTGGCCGTCCGTATTATTGCGAGGAAATTGGTACAGGTAGATCTGCTTAAAAGGCGGGTGCCCATTCGGGCGAGAAGGAACCTGAACCTTGGCCTCGCGTAATCTTCAAAAATGCTCTGTTGACCCGGCCTGTGTTTCCGGGTGGCTATGGGTTCACCACGAGGGTTTCCACCTGCCAGCGCACGTCACCAGTGTCTTTCGACACCACAACAGAAGCGTTCAAATTCTTTCGGTGGAAAGTGGGAAAGGATATTCGTCCAAAGTGAATGTAGAAGGAACCTCACCCTTGGCCACCGAAGAACGTAGTTTAACACAAATTCAAATCCGTGTGCAAGTATTTTTGTGGGCCGATGGCGATGCAGGCCGGATTCACCTAAATACTTGGATGAAAGTCCATCTGGTCTACAAGACAACCCTCATCACCACGGGTGAGTTTTACATCGGCGTCCATTCCACCGACAACATCGAGGACGGCTATCTGGGATCCGGCAAGATCATTCGTGCAAGCCTGAAGAAGCATGGACGAGACGCCTTCGCTCGCGAATTGCTTGCTGTGTGCGAATCGCGCGATGAAGCCCTACAAAGGGAACGTGAGCTGGTCTCTGCCGACGTGTTGCTCGATCCTCTTTGCTTGAACATCGCCATCGGTGGTGACGGTCCGATGTTCAGCCGACCACTAACGAACGATCACAAGGAAAAGATCTCGCGCTCATTGAAGGGTCGGCCAGCACCCAACAGAGGCATCCCGTGCTCGGATTCTCGACGACAGAAGATGCGCGAGAAGATCCCTCACAACAAGGGACAACCAATGTCCGAAGAGCAACGACGACTGCTGTCGGAAAGAAACCAGTTCAGAAGCAAACAGGTCTCGATCAATGGAGTCGTGTATCCGTCACTCAGAGAAGCTGTCCGCACAACCGGGTTGGCGAAGACGACCATCACGAATCGAATCAACAACCCGAAGTGGCAGGACTACTTCTACCTATAACGGCTTCAGGTGTCCGGTGATCGGGTTGATGCGGTCATCGTAGTTGGGTCCGATTGCAATCGCGGTGTTGGTCGGCACGCCGTTGAATTCGGTCAGGCCGTTGTCGGTGATCAGCGCCGTGTACAGACCCGCCGCCTTCGCGCGTTCGAGGATGTCGAGCATTTCCGCTTCAGTCTCGACGCCGAGAACGATCTTGCGGAAGTTGCCCGTCACCCACGGTTCGATCTCGTGATGTAGCGGGATCATGTAGTAGTCGGGCGGTCGGCTGTCGGATGCCCAGACGTGACCCAAATCGAGTAGCACCTTCATGGATGCGTGCGCGACCTGTGCGCCGATCTTGCCCTTGCGCATATTCAAGTCCTTGCGGACCACGATGACTTGTTTGATGGGGTTCATTCGTCGTGCTCTCTCGGCACGAGGATGTCGCCCGTGCTCATGAAGTAGTGTTGGGAAGTCAGTTCTTGTGCGCGCTTCTTCTCGGCTTCGTCGTCCCACGAGTTGGTCAAACCCAACGCGTCGAGCGTTGCCTTCTTCACACGCAGGTTCGGAATGCGATGCGTCTCGCAATCCTGAAAACCCATGATCACACCAACTTCGGTGACAGCACCGGATCGGCAGACGCCAGCCACACAGTGCACCACCACGTTGAGGTTCTTCTCGTATGCGTCCTTCAGGATGCTGGCCATCTGCGCAGCTTCCTCGTCCTGCATCGCACCGTAGTCAGGATCGTCGATATCCTGAAAGTTGAAGTAGTGGATGGCGACGAAGTCCTTCCAGCGGGCTGGTTCCCATTGGTACATTTCGCGCCCGATATCCATGATGCGAATCAGGATGGTGCGACCCGGCTCAAAGGCGTGTAGGCCCTTGCGGATTGCTTCGTATGAGTAGTTCCCGATCCACGGCATGGACCGAAGTATACCAAAACGGCTGAGGTTTTGTTAAAGAGTATCCGCGATGTCGAACCAGTCGTCGGTGATGATCTCTCGGGTTTCGAGATCACCATCCGAGTTGTGCTGACGCTCGAAGAAGCCGGGGACTGTGCCCAGTTTGGTGCGGGTGTGCAGGATGATGTCGGACGTCTCCACCGGACCCCACAGTTCAGCCTTCATGGTGAAGTTCAGGACGTACAGGATCTCGCGACGTTGCTCGAATCCACCCTCGTCGGCATTGTCCGAATAGGACACGCCGTTGAGGACCACTGGGATGTCCTGCTTGATGCCCAGTTCGGGTACCGCATTGATCGTCACCGTGTACGAAGGGGTGAAGAACGGCAGGATCTGCTCGATGATGCGCAGGGCGTCGTCCTGCGTCTTGGTGTAGATGTACACGCTGAAACCCAGATTCCACGGAACGGGCGTATACATGGCCGCGACCGTCCCGGTCGAGTCTGGTTCGTCGGAACTGA